GAAGATAAATATAAAGCTGAAGAACAAGCAGCAACAGAAGCCCCAGAAAAAACAAATTTAGATAAATTACCCAACCCAACAGGTTGGAGAATTTTAGTCATGCCTTTTAGAGTTAAAGAAGAAACTCAAGGCGGAATTATTATTGCACAAGAAACTTTAGACAGAGCACGAGCCGCGGTCCAAGTTGGATATGTCTTGAAGATGGGACCACTATGCTATGAAGATAAAGAAAAGTATACAACCGGTCCGTGGTGCAAGGAAAAAGATTGGGTGATCTTTGCAAGGTATGCAGGATCGCGAATGGAGATTGAAGGTGGCGAGATAAGAATGTTAAACGATGATGAAATCTTAGGTACGATAGAAGATCCTAAAGATTTGATTCACGCAATGTAATCATAGGAGGATTATAACTATGCTCGATGACAAGATCGATGTCGGTGAAGCCGACGAAATAGAAACGGAGATTGATTTAGATGCAGAACCTGCACCGGAACAATCTTTAGAGGAGGAAGTACATGTTGAACAAACTACAGAAGACGATACTAAGTCCGAAGACACAACTGAGGAACCTGCTGAGCAGCCTGCTGTTCAAGAAGGCGAACAAAAAGCAGAACTTGATGAGTACTCAGAAGGCGTTCAAAAAAGAATAGCTAAACTTACTCGCAAAATGCGAGAAGCTGAAAGGCAAAAAGAAGAAGCTATTCAGTATGCACAATCTATACAGCAACAAGCAGCTAAAGTTAGAGGTCAATACACTAACTTAGAAGGAGACTACGCTAAAGAGTTAGCTGATAAAATTGAAACAGGTAAAATAGCAGCTAGAGCAGCTTTAAAAGAAGCAACTGAAGCTGGAGATGTTGATAAGCAAGTTAAAGCTCAAGAAGCTATTGCAAAAATAGCTATGGAAGAGCAAAGACTAGCAAGTGTGAAAACTAGAAACGAAGCTAGAAGAGCAGCACCTCCACCACCTCAAAATTATGCTCAAATGGCTCAAGAGATGCCTACGCAGAATGAAATTTATAATGCTGCGCAGCAAATTGACCCTAAAGCAGAATCTTGGTCAGCTAAAAATACCTGGTTTGGTACTGATAATGCAATGACTTACACTGCATTTGACATACATAGAAGACTTGTAGAGGAAGAAGGATTTGATCCATCTAGTGATGATTATTATTCTGAAGTAGATAAGAGAATAAGACTTGAATTCCCACACAAATTTGATACAAATAGGGATACTGCAGCTGAGGGTGGACAAGTTCCAACTCAGACTGTTGCTAGTGCCAAACGTCCGGCAGGAAAAGGACGCAGAAAAACCGTGAAGCTCACACCCTCACAGGTAGCAATTTCTAAAAGATTAGGTGTGCCACTCGAAGAGTATGCGAAACAATTAGCCGCGAAGGAGGTATAAGCATATGAATAAAAAAGATACAGCAAAGAAAACTGTTAAAACTTCCCGCGTGAGTCAAACTAGGGCTAAACAAGAAAAGCCTAAAGTATGGACTCCTCCATCATCACTAGATGCACCACCTGCGCCAGACGGGTATAGACATAGATGGTTACGTGCCGAAAGTATGGGCTTTGATGATACAAAGAACATAACAGGTAAAATAAGATCTGGATGGGAGTTAGTGAGAGCTGACGAATATCCTGATGAAGACTATCCAGTCGTTACAGACGGTAAATACGCAGGAGTGATCGGGGTTGGTGGCCTTGTGCTGGCAAGGATAACCGAAGAGCTCGCAAGGTCGCGTGAAGAGTATTTCAGACAGAAAACTCTAGATCGCAATGAAGCCTTAGAAAACGATGTCTTAAAGGAACAGCACCCAAGTATGCCGATCAATCAAGAGAGGCAGACTCGTGTAACTTTTGGTGGCTCGAATAAAAGCTAATCTTTTGTTCATCCATCGATTTAACTTTAACCCTTTAAGGAGGATAACAATATGGCAAATTTAGATGCCCCTTTTGGTTTATCTCCAATTGGAAAAATCGGCGGCGGAACTGATCCGGCAATGAACTCTTATACAGCGTTTGCAAACTACGCTAGTATCATCTCACAAGGCGATGTCGTAAAAATCGACGAAGCTGAAGGTGATGTACAGCTTTTTGCAGCGAATGGTGGCGGTACAGACGCTACTAACGCTATAGGTGTTTTTTGGGGATCTTCTTACGATGATTCAAATGGTAAACCAACTTTTAAAAATACAAGACCCGCTTCTCAACTAGCAGATGTCTTTGTGTACGACGATCCATATCAAATGTTCGAAGTACAAGGTGACGGCGCTTCAGCCCAAACTGACATATCAAAGCACGCTGACGTAGCTGTAGTTGCAGGTTCAACAACAACTGGTGTAAGTAACTCAGAACTAGATTCAAGTGATATTGGAACTGGGAACAACTTAAGAATCGTAGGCTTCTCTAAAAAAGAAGGACGTAATGAAGTTGGTTCAGACAATATCGTTTACAACGTTTTGATTACTGAACACAAGTACAAACCAGTCAGCGCATAATAGCAGGAGGATTATAATATGGCTATATCAAGACAACAGCTCGCAAAAGAGCTAGAGCCTGGTCTGAATGCATTATTTGGACTAGAGTACAAAAACTACGAAAATCAGCATAAAGAGATTTTCGACACAGAAAACAGTGACAGAGCTTTTGAAGAAGAAGTAATGTTATCTGGTTTTGACAAAGCAGCCGTTAAGTCAGAAGGTTCTGCTGTGACTTATGATAACGCACAGGAAACTTACACTGCAAGATATCAACATGAGACAATTGCTCTCGCTTTCTCACTAACTGAGGAAAATGTTGAAGATAACTTGTATGATAAGATTTCTACTCGTTATACAAAAGCACTAGCACGTTCTATGGCTCAAACGAAGCAAACTAAAGCAGCAAACATTCTAAACAATGCTTTCGCTGCTGCATCGACTGGTGGCGACAACGAGTCTTTAATCGGAAACGCTCACCCTACGATTGCAGGGAACCTTAGCAACAGACCTACTACTTTGTCTGACTTGTCTGAGACTTCTCTTGAGCAAGCTATGATCGACATTGGCAATTTCAAAGACGAAAGAGGTCTTAAAATTGCTGCTAGAGGTATGAAACTAATTATACCTGCTGACGGTCAATTTACTGCTGAGAGACTTATGAAGTCTGCTCAACGTGTTGGAACAGCTGATAATGACATCAACGCTCTTAAATCTATGGGGATGATTCCTCAAGGTTATGTAGTTAATAACTACATCAACGATGGCGAGCAATGGTTCATTAAAACCGATGTTCCTAACGGATTGAAGCACATGGTACGTACGCCGGTTAAAACGGCTATGGAAGGTGACTTCGAAACAGGTAACATGAGATACAAAGCTAGAGAAAGATACAGTTTCGGCTGGTCTGACTGGAGAGGTATCTACGGTTCTGACGGTACTGCTTAATAAGTAGAACTGTTAGGTCTAACCTAATTAAAGGGGCGCTTCGGCGCCCCTTTTTATTTGCATAATATAGTTAAAAAGCATATACTCGTTTATCTGCGATAAAAACCTAATGTAGACGCGCGCAGGCGACGGCCTAGAGACTACATTAAACATAACTAGGAGGATTAAATCATGGCAACAACAACATTTAGAGGACCTGTTTTAGTTGGTAAGAAAAACGAAGCTGGTGTAACTGGATACAATATCGAAGCAAAAGAATCTAATTACACTGTCGTAGCAACTACTGACTCAGGAAAAACACTCACATCTAAGACTGATGGTGTAGTTTTCACTCTACCAGCTATTGCTGTAGGAAACGTATTTACATTTGTAAATACTGGTGAAGACGGACATAACACCTTTACTATTAGTCCTAATGCTAGTGATGGTATTTTGTATGTAGGAGGTTTAACAGATGACAAAGACCTTATTAATACAAAAGCAACATCAAAAGTTGGGGACTATGTGAAAATAGCAGCTTTAAATTCTACTGCCCATTGGACAGTAGTTGAAGCTCAAGGTGTTTGGGCTAAAGAATCGTAAGATAATTAACAGTGGGGCTTCGGCCCCACTAATTTAGGAGGAAAATATTATGGGTGGTAGTTCTTTTACATCAGATCAAAAGACAGCGCATACCGCATCTACGGCGACTTTATACACAGGATCTTGCAGAGTAACTTCTATACAGGCAAAAGGACACGCTAGTGGATCACTTATTTTGTATGATGCAACTTCGGCAACCGGTACTTCACATACTTTCTTATTTGGAACAGAAGGACTTTCAGTTTACGTTCCAGGTAGTGGTATTAGATTTAAAACAGGTTGTCATGCAGTGCTTTCTGGAACAGTAGGCGTAACTATTACGTACAATTAGGAGGTAGTTTATGGCAACGTCCGGAACAACTACATTCGAAAGTGGTTTTGCAATTGATGACATTATACAGGAAGCCTATGATCGTATAGGTATTCATGCTGTAGGTGGTTATCAATTAAAGACAGCAAGACGTTCATTAAACATAATGTTCCAAGAATGGGCTAATCGTGGTTTACATTATTGGGAAATGGGTAACACCAGTATTGATCTTGTTGAAGGTCAAGCAGAATATATTTTTTATAGAGCAGTAGGAGATGGCACTAGTGTAACCACTGTACCAACTAATGGTATTTATGGCGTTGACGATATTTTAGAAGCTGTTTATAGAACAGGTTATAATACTACTTCTCAAAACGATTCTGCTCTTACTAAGATAAATAGATCAACTTATTCTGGACTCTCTAATAAATTAACTAAATCTACACCAACACAATATTACGTACAAAGATTTATAGACAGAACTGTAATGACTCTTTACCCAACTCCAGATGCTACAGCGGCTGGTAATTATGTGGGTGCTTACTATGTAAAAAGAATTCAAGATGTAGGTGGATATACTAATACTTCAGACGCCCCTTATAGATTTATACCTTGTATGGTTTCAGGATTAGCTTTTTATCTTTCTCAAAAAGAAAAGCCTGAGTTAGTTCAGCAAATGAAATTATTGTATGAAGATGAATTAAATAGAGCTCTTGTTGAAGATGGTTCATCTACCAGTACTTATATAACTCCACAGGCTTATTACCCAAATGTCTAATTTTTCTACAGGTAAATATGCAAAAGCTATCTCGGATAGAAGTGGTATGCAGTTCCCATACAGAGAAATGGTTAGAGAATGGAATGGAGCATGGGTTCATAAAAGCGAGTTTGAATCAAAACACCCCCAATTAGTTCCAAGAAAATTTAGAGGCGACGCACAGGGATTACAACATGCAAGACCTGCTAGAACAGAACCACCAGTAGCACATTTGTTAGGACAAGATGCACTGAGTGCGGGCGCTATTGATTCTATAACAGTTAGTGTTAAAGACCCGGGCCACGGTTATAGCACCGGGGACCGCGTTAGATTTAGAGAATCAACATCTAAGTGGCCAGATTATCCACAAGTTTCTAGAATAGTTGATCATGATATAAATGCTGCAGCTGGACACATCATTACTAAAGTAGATGCAGATACTTTTACATTTACACCTAACGATATTATAGAAGAGTGGTTAGAAGCAAATTGTAATCCTGGAACTACAACTGTTTATGTTGACATGGATGGGGTTCTTACAGAATATTACCAAAGAGTAGCTGAATGGGTAAACGTAAGCTCAGGAAGACCTTTTGATGGTGATTGGTATAATATGACACCTGCAGATGAATTATCTGCAATAGCTACAGCACCATCTAGTTGGTGGCAAAACCTAGATAAAAGAGCTGAAGCAAATGCCTTAATAGATTTAGTTATGTCAAAGAATAATACTTGGAACGTGTTAACAACAACTACAGGTTCTGTTTCAGGTAATGCTCAAAAACTTGCTTGGGTTACTACTCATTTTGGTACACCTGGATCTGGTTCTGGTCGTGCACCTGCATCGGGATCAACTCCCGGCGATATAGATTATGCACCTCAGTATGACAAAAGCTCTTATGGAGGAGCAAATAAAATGTTAATTGATGACAGAACTTCTTATCTAGATCAATTTGAAGGAGCTGGAGGCAAGGGGTTTAAATATTTTGAAAGTGGTGGTATAAGAAAATTTGGAGGAGGTAACGCGTCAGTAGGACCGATTACATTATTATCATGACAACATACGCAGAATTAGTAACACAGATTAGAGATTACACAGAAACTGACAATCAGGTTTTAACTGATACTATTGTTAATGACTTTATTGAACACGCTGAACTTAGAATATTTAAAGATATAGATTTAGATTGTTATAAAGATGTCATGAATGGAGCAACTGCAGCTAATAACAGATGGGTTCCTTTACCAGGACAGACAGCCGCAGCTACTACACCTAAATTGACTGATTATGCTACTATTAGATATGTTACTATTTACTTGGATTCTGGCACTAAAGTCAGGCATAAGCTGGTAAGAGTAGACTCAGATTTTATGAATGAGTACTATGATACACCAGAGACTGGTTCTGCTAGTATGCCAAAATACTATGCACAATGGGATGAAGGCACATTGGTACTTGCGCCAACTCCAAATGCAATATATAAATTTGAGGTAGGGTTTACAAAGTTACCTACAGGATTATCCAGTGGTAATACTGAGACTTGGGTAAGTGTAAACTGCCCTAGAGTACTTTTGTACGCAGCTTTATGTGAAGCTTTTAAGTTCTTGAAAGCTCCACAAGATCAACAAGTGTATGAACAGTCTTATAGAGAGTCTGTTACAGCGCTTGCACAAGAACAAATGGGTAAAAAACGTAGAGATGAGTACAGGGATGGAGCAATTAGAATTCCAATTCCTAGTGCGAATCCATAATTAGGAGAATACTATGGCAATATCACAAGCGGTTGCAAATGTTTTTAAGATGAACTTGCTAAAAGGAAATCATAACTTTAATACAGGTATGACATATAAAATAGCTTTGTACACTTCTTCTGCTACTATGGGAGCTACTACTACACATTACGTCACAACAAACGAAATAACTAATACTTCAGGATCTGCTTACTCTGCAGGAGGAAAACAATTACAAAACCCTTCAGTAACAGGCGGTGCAAGTACTACTCCAGCGTATGTTGACTTTGACGATATTTCTTGGACAAGTGCTTCCTTCACAGCGAATGGTGCTCTAATTTATCGTTCAGATAATAACTTGTCTAATACTGACGCGGTATGTGTACTAGCTTTTGGCGGAGATTTCACAGCAAGTAACGGAACATTTACAATTCAATTCCCAACAGCGGGTGGTGGATCAGAGATACTTCGGTTAGGTTAGGAGTTTTAGATGGCTTTCGTAATTAACGATAGAGTCAAAGAAACCACAGCGACTACCGGGACAGGTACTATTAACCTAGCAGGAGCGGTAACAGGTTTTGAGACGTTTGTTACAGGTGTTGGTAATTCCAACACTACTTATTATTGTATTGTACTTCCAGGCAGCACAGAGTTTGAAGTTGGTATAGGAACAGTAACAGATGCTACTCCTGATACTCTTTCTCGCTCTACAATTATTTCAAGCTCTAATAGTGATAGTGCTGTTAATTTTAGTGCAGGTACTAAAGATGTATTCTGTGCTCTACCAGCTTCTAAGGCTATTGTAATAAATGATAGCGGAAGTGTTACAACACCTTCTTTAAATATAACTGGAGCAATAACAATTTCTGGAAATGTGGATGGACGAGACGTTGCTTCTGATGGCTCAAAGCTAGATAATATTGAAGCATCAGCAGATGTAACAGATTCAACTAATGTAGGAGCAGCTATAACTGGATTTCCAACAGGGACTGATGCTGTCGCTTCTGATTTAGTTCCTTATTATGATGTTGATGCAGGCGCTTGGGAAAAATCAACTGTAACTAATTTATCTTTACAAGGGCCAGCCGGGCCAGCAGGTTCTCCAGGGCCAAGTGGGGGTACAGGACCAACAGGGCCAACAGGACCAGATGGACCTCCTGGACCTACGGGGCCAAGTGGGGGTACAGGACCTACGGGGCCAACAGGACCTACGGGGCCAACAGGACCTCCAGGACCTACGGGGCCAACAGGTACTTTTAACTCAGGAGGCAATATTGCCGCGGGGACCATTACTGCGACGGGCAACATCACAGCGTATTATTCGGATCCACGTCTAAAAGATTTTGAAGGTAAGATTGAATCTGCTTTAGAGAAGCTAAATAAGATTAGTGGTTACTATTATAAAGAAAATAAATTAGCTAAGTCTTTTGGATTTGATAATGAAAGATTACAAGTTGGTATTAATGCTGATGAGATAGATGAAGTTCTTCCAGAAGCTGTAACAGAAGCACCATTCAATTCTGAGTATAAATCAGTTTGGTATGATAGAATTATCCCTTTATTAATTGAAGCCATTAAAGAGCTAGATAAAAAAGAATGTAAGTGTAAATGCAAAAAGGATAACTAATGACAATAGCAGCTGCCGCTTTTGCAGAAACCCCCTTTTCATCACAGAATATTGTAGCTGTAGCAGTTAGTGGTTTACCCTTAACTTTAGCTGCGGGATCTCCGAGTGAGATAGTTGGAGACTCTAATTTCCCTCATCCAATAGGTCTTGGTATGACCGTAAGCTTGGGTCAAGAAATAGGAAATATTATACCAGCTAATCTTGATCAACAGATAACAGCAAGTATAGGTTTTGTTCCTAACGATAATTTACACATAAATTCTACAGAAACTTTAACGGGTTTTTCATTAACAAATACTCTTGGTTCAGTAACCATAGATGCCCAACAAGTTCAAGATGTCACTGGTTTCTTATTAAGTGCTACTCCTGGATCAGTTACAGTTACTGGTACGTCTTTACATATACCAACAGGTGTTTCTGCGACTTTAACTCCAGCAACCATAACTCCTCAAGGTAATGCTTTACCTGCAATAACAGGCTTATCTGGAACCCTTGTTCTTGGTTCACCTACTATACATATTAATCAAACTATTATTCCAACCGGTATTGAAATAACTCTCGAAGCTCTTCCAGGCTCTGTCTTTACTGGTTGGCACGATGTTACCACTCCTACCAGCCCTTCTTGGGTGAATATTGATTCAGGTTCGGGCTCGACATGGAGTAATATAAATGCTACAACTAGTGGGACATGGACAAACGTTGATAGTTCAGGTAATAGTAGTACCTGGAGCAGCGTAACAGTACCAACAGACAGTAATTGGACGGAGCACTAAAATGGCATCAACATATTCAACACGATTAAAAATAGAACTTATAGGTGATGGTGAGCAATCTAACTCGTGGGGTACCACAACTAATAACTCACTTTCAAGATCAATCGAAGAAGCAATCACAGGCGTTTTAAGTATAAACTTAGGATCAGTTTCTTCCCCACAAACTTTAACCTCGGGCGACGGTCCGGTTACAGCTGCTTCTAACCAAGCGCGGTCCGCGGCTCTTAGATTTTATGGACACTCATCAGCGTTTAGAATTAATACTCCAGCTGTTGAAAAAATATATTACATCATTAATGACGGTACAGGTGCAGGTACAATTACGATGGATGTTGGCGGAACGGGGAACTCGGCTAACCAACAAGCTATCTCTCCTGGTCAAAAAATGTTCATGGCAACTAATGGTACTACTTGGTATCCATTAGAAACTTCATCTTCTACTTGGAGGACTGTTAATGCAAATGGAAATGTTTATGCTGGAGAAAAAATATTAATAGATACTTCTTCTAATACTGTCAATGCAACTTTACCGACTACACCAGCTGTAGGTTCTGAAATAAGATTTTTAGATTTAAAAGATAATTTTGACACAAACGCATTAACAATTACACCAGGTGGTTCTGATAAAGTTTTTGGTGCTGCTTCAGCAGGAACTGTTTCAACTGAAGGTGCGGCATTCTCATTGGTATACACAGGAGCTACAGACGGTTGGAAATTAACGGAGAAATAAAATGGCAACATATGAATCTAAAAGATATGCAACCATTCCAATTGCAGCTACTCAAGTAGCTAACGGTTCCGTAACTGACGCAGAATTTCAATATATAAATACTTTAGCTTCAAACGCACAAACTCAAATAACAGCTAGAGCTCCTTTAGCTGGCGCTACGTTTACAGGTGGAGTTAGAATTAATGATTCTCAAAATTTAAATATAGGTAGTGCAACTGATTTAGTAATTTCACACGACACTAACAATTCTAAAATTAATAATACAACTGGTGAACTTCGTATTGGTGCGGATACTATAAAATTAATGAACCAAGCAGAAGATGAAACACATCTTAGTGCTACAGCAGATGGAGCTGTATCACTTATGCATAATAACGTTACTAAAATTGCTACGAGTGCGACGGGAGCCACTGTTACCGGGACGTTAGCAGCTACAGCTGTTACTGGTGATGGGTCTGGTTTAACCAGCTTACCAACTGTTGGAGGATCAACAGGTGTAGATTTTAATGATAATGTAAAAGCAAGATGGGGGACAGGAAATGATTTAGAAATTTATCACGATGGAAATGATAGTTATATTCACGATGGCGGAACAGGTGATTTAATTATACGAGGTGCAACTAATCTAAGACTAACTAATACGGGTGGTGATAATTACTTGCAAGGAGTTAATGGTGGAGAAGTTTCACTTTATCATAATGGAAGTAAAAAAGCAGAAACGGCTAGTGGGGGATTGACAGTTACCGGGACTTTAACAGCTACAGCTGTTGATGGAGCTCCTACAGATGAAGACGCCATAGGCGCTCTTGTTTTTGCATACTACAGTCCAAGTAATAGTGTAGTCAATATAGCTAGAGGATCTACTACAGCTGGATCAGGTTTATATGTTAGAACAGATTCTTCGTGGGTGATAGGAAACCTGAACAGTAGTGCAGACCCAGGTGAAAATAAACCTTTTTCTGCTACTGGAGGTACTTCTACTACTCTTAGTGGAACATGGCTGTGTTTAAATCCTTGTAGAAGATATAATCAAGGTGGACACACTAATTGGTCTATGGGACATTTTGTGAGGGTATCTTAATGGCAACTTATGAATCAGTAAAATATGCACACTCAGGAGCAGGATTAACAGGAATAGGGGCTGCGGCTATTGCTGATGGAACTGTTTCAGATACCGAATATCAATACATAAACTCTTTATCTTCAAACGCACAAACTCAGATTACTGCTAACTTACCAAAAGCTGGTGGAACAATGACAGGGTCTGTTGTATTCCCTGATGATACTGGGCCAGCTCCAGCTAGAATACAAATGGGTGCTGGAACAGACATGAAACTTTATTCTAATGGCACGAATGGTCTAGTTACAGTTTTAAATGGTTTTTATGTTACGAACAATGATGCATCAGAAACTTTACTGTCTGCTCTTCCTGATGGAGCTGTTACTTTGCTTCATAATAATGTAGCTAAATTTGCTACGGAGGCGAATGGTGCTACAATCGTAGGGGGTCTTGGAGTAAATACAAATAGTAGTTCAACCGCTGGAGAGATAAGAGCTACTAATGAAATTACAGCTTATTATTCTTCTGATGAAAGATTAAAAGAAAATATTTCAACAATTGAAAATGCACTTGATAAAGTTAATGCTATTCGCGGAGTTGAGTTTGATTGGAAAGCTGATCACATTAAAAAACGCGGTGGCGAAGATGGATATTTTGTAAGAAAACGCGATGTAGGAATTGTTGCCCAGGACGTTGCTAAAGTTTGTCCTGAAGTTGTTGCTGAGAGAGAAGATGGCACACTTGGTGTGAAGTATGAAAAATTAATTGGACTGCTTGTGCAAGCAATTAATGAGCTGTCCGCCAAGGTGAAAAAATGACAGTTACAGCATCCGGCGCAATAACATTTTCAAATCTCATGAATGAATTTAATTCATCTGGGGGCGCCAGTAATATTAAACTGGGTGATTACATAAGAAGATTTCCAGATCAAGCAGGAACCGATTCTGGGGGAGCGTGCAGGCAACAATTCATATCTTATGTCACTTGGAACGGAAGTCAGTTAATAATTGACGGGGCCGCCCCATCCACTGATACAACATTTTTTTTCTTTCCTGGTAAAATAAGACTTTCGCTAGCGTTAGATAATTCTGTAACTGTTCCTGTTTATATAGCAACCACAAAAAATACTTCCGGCTCTGACTTGGTTTCTTCCGGGGTACTAAATAATGGAAGTAACTATAATGCAAGCAGTAACTATCATCAAGGTTCTCACACTTTCATACACATTGATATAGATACAGCTGCGGGGGGCAGTGAAGATTTTACAATAGGAGTGGCTCCTACAAAAAAATTTTATATAAACACAAACACTCAGCAAGTAAACAGTGGACAGAATGTTAGTGTGTATATTATGTCCCTTGTAGATACTAACAGATTAGTTACCACAAATGTTTCCTATGTTGATTATGCTTTCCCTTCTGCACTAGCTGGAGGAAGTGAAGATACTAAATCTACTGCTAATTATAATACTAATTCAACAGTAAAACCTGGTATTTTAAAGAACGGAGATTCCATAACTATTTACACAACTTGTGATGCGTTGCCCGATGCACGAAGTTCGGGGACAGCTGTTTATCCTTATGTGGGGTGGTTTGTCCCTATATCGTGGACAGGGACCGGCTATGCTCAAGGCTTTTCAACATCCGGAAGTGGTGGGTATTTTGGCTGGGATACTTATGGTGGATCAGGGACTAATTATATTAATGGTTCTGGGGCTCAATCGAATACTGGGACAGGAGTAGCAAATGTTTGCCGCAACGGCCCAGCAAACCCAACAACTTTCTATAGTGGAATGTCAGGTGTTAGTGGTATTACTACTTCCTGGGGAGGTAGTGGAGCGTCTTTAAGTTGTACAATAAACAATAATACAGGAACAGATTATGCTTACTATACTACTTGGTATAATAGTAATAGCTCTACGTATAATAGTTTTAGTATGCAGTACCTAGATAGTAGTAGTAATAGTCTATCCACCCATACCCTAGGTAGTAATTGGAGCTCGGGCAATTTTACAGAAAAATATGAACAAAACTTTTATCCATTAACATTTATCGGAAGAGATAATCAATCTGGCGCTGATCAAGGAAATATAAGTATAGGTTATTATAGTACTGGCTCAGTAAACAGGTCAACTGTAATAAGTAGATTTTTGGAACTTTTAAATATTGCGGGAGGATCCAATACTAGCTCCACATATCCAGGAATTAATTTAGGTGCATCAGCTAGAGTTTATTGGTACAGTCTAAGTGCTTTTGAACCTACTACAGGAACACTGCGAATAAAAAGTAATAGCACTACCTATCAATTTAAAACTCCTACAGGAGGGGCTGCTTCGTTTGAAAATAATGGTGTAACTCCTTATTACACTGCTGGAGGAGCTATAGGGTCAACTAATTTTACTCCTACTATTACTTATGCTACTGCGCAAACAACAGCAGAACAGGACAACGTAGGAGTGAACATGGGTAAATATAACCTAAAAATGTCTGATTACTATGGTACAAGAAACTTAGGGACGGATGGTGGATAATGACTGATGAAGAATTAAAGGCTCACTTATTAGATCAACTGTTGGCTGAAAACCAAATGAGTAAATTAACGATGCCAACACCGGAAGAATTAGAGGAGAAAAAAGATGCTCAGTAAAGTCAATATACAGGCTGGTATAGATAAACAGACTACTACTTATGGAGCTGAAGGTCGTTGGATTGATTCTAAGAATGTAAGGTTTAGAACAGGATTACCAGAAAAAATAGGTGGTTGGTCAAAACTAATTGCTACTAGACTTGTAGGTGTTGTTCGTGGAATGAAAGCTTGGTATGACGACGGTGGTATTAGATACTTAGCAATCGGCACAGACAGAAAACTTTATATTTATTCAGAGGGTACTGCTGATGATATTACACCACTTAGATCTACTGCTACTCTAAATGGACCTTTTACCTCAACTGGAAATGCAACTGTAACTGTTGCACATACTTCTCACGGAGCAACAAAGGGAGACTTTGTAACCTTTTCTGGTGCAACTTCAGTTGGTGGCCAAGATTTAAACAACGAATACGAAATTACAACTGTACCTGATGCTAACTCTTATACTATCACACATAATGCAAATGTATCCGCTGTTAGTGGAGCAGGAGGAAGTAGTGTTTCAACTAAATACCAATTAAATATAGGATCAGCTACTAGTAGCTACAGTTTTGGTTGGGGTACTGGGGCTTGGAATGTTAGCACATGGAATACACCTCGTACTTCTTCATCAATCTTCTTGGAGGCAACTTATTGGGTTTTTGATAATGACGGAGAAGACTTATTAGCTATGAGAAATAACGGAGCTGTTTATAAATGGGATACATCTGGTGGAACATCTACTAGAGCTCAAATAGTTTCAGGCGCTCCTACTGCTAGTCGTTTTATAGTTGTATCTAATGATCAACATTTAGTTTGTTTGGGTACTGAACTAACTATTGGCACACCAGGATCAAAGGAAAACACACTTATTAGGTGGAGTAACCATGCTGTGTTTACAGATTGGGATTCTAAGCCTCTTTCTGAAACAACTGCTGGTGATGAAAGAATCCAAGATGGATCTAAGATAGTTGCTGCTTGTCGTTCTCGTGGTAGTATTCTTGTGTGGTCAGATACTTCTTTAAACACACTGACTTCTATTGGTGGTAAATATATTTTTAAAATACAACAAGTTGGATCTTCTTGTGGAGCTATATCTCCTTTCTGTTGGGCAGAGGTTAACGGTGTAACTTATTGGATGTCGCAAACTGCTTTCTATATGTTTGATGGTTCTGTTAAAAAACTAGCTTGCTCAGTTCAAGATTTTGTTTTTGGTAATGTTAGCCCATCATCACAAGTACAAACTTACTGTGGTCTTAATGTAGACTTTAATGAAGTTACTTGGTTCTATCCAAGTGATGGTTCTGATTATTTAGATAGAAGTGTAACCTATAATTATTTAGAACAAGTTTGGTATACTAATGATGGTTTTTCTAGAACAGCGTGGACAGATAGAGGTGTTTTTGCTAATCCTTATGGTACTTCTTATTCTACTTCTACTTCTGCAAACAATGAAAATATTTTAGGGGTGACAGCAGGATGCTCGCAGCTTTACGCTCATGAAGATGGAGTAAATAACGATGGAAATGCTATGGATTGTTTTATAACTTCAGGAGATATTGATATAGAAGACGGTAATGAGGTTTATCACGTTAGTAGAGTTATTCCTGATTTTAAGGTTTTAGCAGGCGATGCAAATGTAACTACTACTTTTGCTAACTATCCAGCATCTACTAATACAAGGGCTTTTACAAAAGTTATAAACTCAGCTACTAAATTTTTCTCTGTTAGAGGTCGGGGCAGACAGGCTAATATAAAGATAGCTAGTAACGCTGCTGATTCTGATTGGAGATTTGGAACAATTAGATATGACTTAAAACAGGATGGGGGAAGATAATGGCACAGATTTCAGTTGTAAGACTACCTTTACCAGCAGACGAATTTAGTCGAGAACAGCAAGATGTCTTGATTCGTGAGCTAGAAAGTCTTATAGATCAGTTAAACTTTTCTTATCAAGACGACCTAAGAGATCAACAGTCAGCAAGGAGCTGGTTTGGAATATAATGGCAGATAGATATTTAAATAAGAGCGTAGACTTCATCAATACAAACGAAACAAACATATATACTGTGCCTACGTCTCAGTTATCTAGTCCGCCTATACCACCTACAGTTACTATAGTTAAATCATTACTGGTATGTAATGACTCAGGTGGTTCTGTAAACTTAGATGTTAAAATAGCGGATCAGAGTTTAGGTCCTGCTGATATAGTGATGTATAAAGCAAAAGCAGTTGCTTCTAATACAACACTAGAGCTATTAACCAATCCTTTGGTATTAGAAGAAGGAGATGTATTGAAAGCAACAGCCTCAGGGGCTAATGCACTGCATGTTATTTGCTCTCTAGTGGAGATTACATAATGGTAAAAATACAAGAATCTAAGGTTTTAAGCACAACAATGGTTGAAGGTAAAGAGGTTCCTGTAATTCAACCAGAGGTTCATCATAGAATTTATTGCAAAAATTGTGATAATGAGGTAGATTCAGATGAACAAGCGACCGGAAATTGTTCGAATTGCGGCCAAGCATGGAGCGCGAACAAGGTCAAAGATATACAGGTTAAAGTCGTTCAGTTACCTATAGGTTCTGGTAGCGGCGAGTAAACAAGACTAACCATCTTGCGGTGAAATATGGATGAGCTTTTTGACATCATCGAATTATATAAGTTCGAATACCCAATATGGTTTGATAACAGTCTAAAAGAAATCTACTTACATATTTACCCCTCAATTGTTTTGGGACAATTTAAAATCCATACCGACGATGATGGACTTTATGGGTTCCGAAATTGGGCTTTCTTAAGTGAGGAAGCTGAAAAAAGATATTTAGAAACTAGGGAGATTGGTTTCAATGATTGGAATAGTGGAGATAGAACTTGGGTCATTGATACAATCTTTAAAAGGAAACATAACGAAGCTATGACATTTTATAAAACATTCTTCACACATTTATTAGGAGTAGGAAAACCAGTTCAATGGTTAAGATTAGCTCCAAACGGATTAATAAGAAATCACATGAAAATTACAACTAAGGAATACATGATATAATGGGATCGATTGGAAAGAGTCTTAAAAAAGTTGTTAAGAAAATAGCTAGGCCAAAGGTATTAATACCTCTCGCTTTAATGGCAGCTACTGGTGGTATGAGTGGTATGTTTGCCGGGGGTAAAGGAGCTATGCTTGGAAAAGCAGCAATAGGCGGAACGGGAACAGCAGGAGGTTCATTATTACCTTTCTTAGGAGAGAAAGGTCTTACTGCAGCAACACCAGGTCTTTTTGGTACAGGAGGTAAACTTGCCTTAGGTAAAGGAACTTTAGCAAAAGGAATAATGTCTGGCTTAGCAAATCCTTTATCAAAAAAAGGTCTTGCGACTTACGGTGGCTTAGCTGCTCTTGGTATGGGAATGCTAGGAGATAAACCTGAAAAAGCAGAAGATCCAATTGATAGAAAAGCTCTTAATCAAGCAAACTATAATATGATGAGAATGTATGGTCAGAATGCTGGTTATACAAATGAAGATATAAACACAATTTATGGACCTTTAGGAGAGATGATGGGCGGAGGTCACACAGAAGTACCAGCTGATCCTAGCCAACGTAGAAGAATACAATTCCCAGGAACTAATTATCCAATTTACACAACACAAGGCGCAGCTAACGGTGGTCGTATAGAAAGACCAGGATTTTGGCTTGGAGGTTTATTAAAAGGATTGACGGGTGGTGATCCAGAAGATGTGGAAGCAAGCGACACCGACCATTACAGACCAACTAAAGACCAACAGGATTTATTAAGTCAAGTACGGTATCTAAAAGGAATAGGTCATGAAGATCCTGATGAAATTATTGGTTTGATAGGAGGAGGAAATCTGAGTGAAGAAGATAAAGCTTTCTTACTTGAAAGATTGACCGCTCCTGAAGTAAAAGCAAACGGTGGTCGTATAGGGTTTAGTTGGGGAGGATGGAGTTCTCCTGAAGATGCAGATGACCATGCTCAAAGAATGTTTAATAAAGAATATAAAGATTTAACTCCAGATGAACTGGATGATTTTGAAGAAGAGATGATGAGACTTAGAAATAAATTCTCTGATTCTGGAAATATGCAAATGGCATCAGCACCAGATCCAATGGCAGAACGTGCGGATACTTTGGAAAACATGGCACTAGAGCAGTATGGTAAATCTCTAGATAAATTATCACCAAAAGAAATTGAAATGCTAGAATTTAATTTAGATGAAATGAATATGAATGATTTCTACAATACAGGTGGCCGTGTACACAGAAACATCGGAGGTATTATGAATGCTCCTGCTGTTACTACTCCAGGGCAAGCAATGATGCCACCTAAAGGAACACAATGGGACGGACGTCAAGGTGGATTTATGCCAATGGGTGAAGTGCCACAAGCCGATGATGTGCCCGCAATGCTATCAAAGGACGAATTTGTGATGACCCGCGATGCTGTTAAAGCAGCAGGTAATGGAGATGTAAATAAAGGGGCACAAGTAATGTATGATTTAATGAATAACTTGGAGGCTAAAGTATAATGGTAGATAGAGCGGAAACAACGTCAACCACGTTATCATCACCACATATAGAATCCATGCTGGCCACGTTCGGCCCTAAACTAGCGGGGATAATGGGTGGTAATATTAATACTGCAGCATTTGCTCCTAGTGTAGCTGCACAAAACCAAGCGCAACAACAAGCAATGCAAACAGCTCTTGGTCAACAAGGGTTTCAATACGATCCAGCAACAGGCGCGGTCAGCGGATCGGGGATCGCGGCTTTCCAACCATATTTAGATAGAGCGACAACAGCCGCAAACCAAATTCAAGGTGCCGGTGCTACAGCATTAAGTAATGCTCAAGCAGCAATGAATCAAATGCAAGGGATGGCAGGAGCTCAAGCGATATCGGGGGCTGCAACTCCGTATCAGCAACAAGCAATGGCTGACCTTGCTGGCGCAAGAGGACTAGCGGGTCCTGGAGCGGGGACCGGGGCTGGTTCTATTGATGAGTATATGGATCCTCAAAGACAAGCTTACGTTGACGCTGAACTTGCTGCTTATGATCAAGGCGCAGCTCAAAGAATTCAAGATTTAAGATTAGATCAAGGTCGGATGGGTGTGTTTGGTGGAACAAGAGCAGCCCAGGCACAGATAGCACAAGCACAACAAGATCAGTTAAATAGAAACTTATTATCTGGAAGATTAAATAGAGAAATGTTTACAGATGCTGCGACTAGAAGACAACAAGATATAGCTAATCGAATGGGTGTTAGTCAACAAACAGGTGCTCTAGGACAAGCTGCTTCTGGTTATGCTGGTCAAGATATCGGTGCATTACAACAAGCAGGAACAGCTCAAGGTCAATTAGCTGGATCACAAATGTCGCCTTTCCAAAATACACTAGCAGCTCAGTCTCAGTTGGCTGGAGATGTAGGAAGATTAGGTGCTCAACAGTTTGGTGTTCTATCTAGCTTCGGTGATCAACAACAGAAATATGCTCAAGCAGGTATTGATGCAATGGCTAATAAAAATAAACTTGCTCAGTATGCTCCTTATGAACAACTTGGTTTTGTTGGACAACAGATTTCAGGTTTAATGGGTGGATACGGAACAGGTACTACTATTGGATCAACTGCTGGACCAGGACCTAGCGGTAGTCAAAGCATGGCTAGTGGAATTATGAATACAGCTGGAATACTAGGTAACTTAGGTAGCTTATTCGGACAAGGAGGAGGAGGTTAATATGTCAGGAGGAGACTTACAATTAGCTAGACAGGAAAGAGAAAGAAACCTCTACAATGCTATGATGGAAGGTAACATGGATTATGTCAAAAAGAACAAAAAAGCAAGTAGCTGGGCTGGCGGTAGAGATATAGACCCAGAAGAGTATTTATATAGTTGGCTTCCTGGAATGCCAGGTACTACTCTTAGAGAGGAGTCATTTAGAGATAATGACTGGCAAGAGTATCACAAAGGACTAGGATCAGATTCACCCGCTTATAAAGCAGCTGAAGCTTATAAAAGAAATATTATAGAAGCAGGAGATCCAAGAGGACTATTCACCGGTAATATAACAAACACTAGATATCAAGCACCAGGAGAAATTGATAACACATATAAATATAAAGATTATCATGACAGAATAACGAGTGTTCTTGGTATGGATCCAACTACAGTAGCGGCTGGAGCTACATCACAATTACAAGGGAATATAGCTCCGTGGGCTACGACTGCTCAACATACAGCTTTAACTAATGCAAACAATGCAAACACAACACCTGTAAATACAAATGCAAGTGGAGGAGCACCAGGTACTTATAACGCAGCAACTAACTCATATTCACCAGCTCCTTCAAATACTGGTTGGCAACCTTTTATGAATTTAAATGAAGCTGAAAATTATTATGGACAATATGCAAACGGAGGACCGGTTGCTTTAAGAAGGAAGATGTTCACGATGGGTGGCAATGTAGATAAGGCTCACGGTGTTGGATTAACTTCCGGATTAACTAAAACGGTTCCACCGCAGCGCGGACCGATGGCACAAGGATATAAAACAGGCGGACATGTCTTACCAAAAGGATTTGTTCCTGGAAGAGTTGGTTATCAACCAGATTGGTCTCCAGCAAAGCAAGGAGATAGAGAAGGCCACTACGGATGGTTAGTTCAAGGAGCAAAAGGACTCGGAAGGTTTATAGCTCCTGGAGCTAGAACTTTTTTTGGCGGCTTAAAAGCAGGTACAAAAGGCGGACCGTCAGGCATAAAAGATTATCTAAAGTTTGGTAAAAAAGGATTAAAAACCATACAGCAAAGACAAGCAGACATAAAAACAGCTCAAGCAGCAGCAAAGGCTGCAAGAGAAGCTGATGAAGCAGCTAAAGCTGCCCTTAAAAAAGCTGGTAAAAAAGGTAAAGCTGATGCTGCAGCAGCAGCTAAATCAGCTGCAGACGCTAAGAAAGCAGCTTTTGCTAATCGAAGAGAGTTATTAAAACAATTTGGAAGAGACGGAAGAAAAGGATTAGGAACAGGTATAATGTCTCTACCTGGTCAAATAGGAAGAACTGCTGCTATGGGAGCTGTTCCAGCAGCTTACATTGCAGGATCAATGCCAAGTTCTCGGATTCCTACATATGAACTTGATGAGGATTCAACTCTGTTAGATTATGCAGGATATGGAGCGCAACAGATGGCTAGATTGCCAATGCAAGCGGGTCTATCTCTTTATGACACTCTCACAGGGAAACCAGAAGATATTGTGGATAACTTAAGAGGTTATGGATCTGCAAGTCATAACTGGTTTGGTTACACAAAAGAAGATCCCGAAGCTGCAGTAATTGATAATACAGATCTTAAGCCCGTTGAGTTTGCAACAGCTGCAGAGCAACAAGAAAAAATGAAACAAGAATACTTAGCAAAAATTGAACTCTATAAAGAGTTATTAGGAGCAGAAACTAAAGATGATAACTTAGGTACCTTTGCAGATACTATGTTTGCTATGTCAGGTGCTTTAGAAGAAGGCGAGGGTTGGAGCGGAGCATTACGAGAAGGTAATCGAGCACTAGGTGATGAAGTAAAATCTAGAAGAACAGCTAAACAAGATATAAACACAGCCGCGGTCAACCAAGCATTTGCAGATATTACAGGTAGTGATCAAATGTTACAACAAGCTAACCTACAAGCAGTAGCGGGCGGTGACACAGACTTCTTACAAACAGTACAAATTCAACAAGAAGCTAACGCAGCAGGCGTTCCATCAGTAGGCCCTTACATAGATGATGGTGATGAAATAGATACAGACGAACTATCCAAAAAACTCGGACAGGTCTTCGTTGACTATGATCAAAGAAGTGGTGGTTATTATGTAGCTGTTAATATGGACGGAGTTGTAAAAGCATTTAATAGTTTAGAGAGAGCTAAAGCCTTCATTAATGGTACTCTTACCTAGGGGGACAGTATGAGTATTAAACTATTTGCTCCAGCTGTAGTTAAACTAGCTAAAGTAGCTAAAAAAGAAATTGCTGATTTAGCTAAAAACGCCCCTAAACCCAGAAGAGGTCTTACTTCAGAATCAAACCCTTTAAAAAGTCACGCCTTTGACGCCAGTAAAAGAAGAATCTACGAAACTTTTGCTAAAAATTATGAAAAATTAGCAGGTGCTAAGATTGGTAAAAATGAATTTGATAGATTAATAAGAACAACTAAAACAAGTCGACCAAGTAAATCTTCATTAGTCAGTAATATAGAGTTTGCTCCGTTACAATCAATTTCTAAACAAAACAAATTAGCAAGAAAAGCGTCGGGTAAAGTACGTTCAAAAAACCTTAGAGAAAGTAGTGATATTCCTATTGTAAATCCACACGGAGCTTCTTTTTCTAATGGTACTCAAAAAGAAGAGTTTGTATCGTTAGTTAAAGAATTTTTTAAATACCCGGAAGGACAAGTTCCGAATTCAGTGGTTGGTAAACTACTAAATTTGTACAAAGGCAAAAGAGACTGGAGTACTATAAGCGACCATGTACATTATTATGGCAAAAAGACTTTAGGTTTAGTTAAAGAAAGAGCTGGTCCATCAAACATCAGCAGCTCTGCAAGTCAAGCAATGATGCTAACTAAAAAAATGGTTAGAGAAGGTGTACGTAAAACAAAAGGACTTAATCCAAGAGACGTAAACAAAGGACACAACACATCACTGGGAAAAAGTCTTGGTGATGATTTAAATGATTTTCAATTAGATAGCTCTCATGTAGCTGGTAATGCAACTCAAGGTGGCAGGTATAAAATTGCTGTGGATGACATGCCTGATTTATTTACTAAGGATACTAAGTTATTAAAGCCTTCTTTTTTAACCACTAGTACTAAAAATCAATTTTTTCATAAAGGTATGGAACCTAAACTTTTAGATAAATTAGCTAAGCGAGAAGCAATTTTAAAAAAATTAGATGAGATACCAGAATATCAAGCAGCAAAAAAAGCAAGAATGTACAAAGAGCTAAAACTTAATCAATTAGAACTAGATAAAATAGATGAGAATATGAAAGCTCTACAAGTACAATCAGTATTTAATGATCCTGTGACTGGTAAATTAAAATATTTTGGAGAGTTGCCTACTTCAACAAGTAAAACAATAGCTTTAAAAAAAGGGATAACAGGTACAACTCCAAATCTAGTAACCGGAGTTAAAGATGGTGGCCGTATTGGATATGCTGACGGACCAGGTCCAGCAGGTGTACAACCAATAGAAAATCCAAAAACAACTTTTGATTCAGAAGTTAGACAAATGATGGATTTAACAGGATTAGGTTTAGGTGATTCTGTTCTTGAAATTATGAAAGATAGAGCTTCCGCTATACCTATAAAGGATAGAAAGAAATTTGCATCAGGAGGATCTGTTGGCGGTGGTCAATATGGTTTAGAGGTAACAAACAAAATAGGAGCTGTTGAAAGTTTATTGTCAGGCATTGCATCTGGTTTAATTGATATACCAAAAGGGGCTTTCACACTTGGGGCTTCTTTATTAGACTTAGGTTTTGGTACTAACAACGCAGCTAAAGTTTCTTCTTGGTTTGATGACTTAACTGAGTTCGATGAAAAAGCAAAAGAACATTGGTTAGGAGAGGTTGCTAAAGTTGGTGTTAATCTAGGTGTCCCTGGATACTATGGTTGGAAAGCTGGAGAAAAACTAGCACGTCAGGCACTGCTCGCAAAACGTAACGGGAATTATTTCAAACTAACTGACCCTGCACTTGTAGAAAAATTTAATACTTCATTAAATGCAGGCGGAAGATTAATGGCAACTCTTGGCGGAGCAGCGGGAGCAGGTGTAACTGACGCTATTTTTGTAGGTGATCCAGAAGGTGTTGGTACATTTGGAGATATGGTTGGAGGAGGCCCTACCGAGCTAGACCCCAATGATGAAAAGATTGCGTCCAGGGAAATTGTAAACAGAATGAAATTTGGTTTAGATGGTTCTTTATTCTTAGGTTTAATCGGAGGAACTGGTTCATCAATTAAATCTTTATACAGAAGAAGAAATGATTTGGCTTCTAATAACGATGCTATAGATAAATTCTTAGCAGCGTTTAGACCTAGAGGCAGAAAGTCTCAAGAATATTTTGATATGGAAAGAAGAAACATTGGTGTTCGGGCTACTGATATAAACTTTGCGAGTCAAGAAGCGCGTAAACTAGACAAACATATTGATGCTATATTTCCTTTTATTAAAAATCCATTTAACCAAATGGGTAACAAAGGAAGAACAGAGTTTATGGACAAACTAAATGAAACATTATTATCTGGCGAGTCAGTTATGAATGGAATTGGTAAAGTTGAGTTTGGAACTATGGATAAAACATTAATGGATGAAGTAACCTCAATTATGAAGTCTAGAGGAGCTAAACAAAAAGACATCGAAGGAGTGTTTGATTCATTTGAATCTATAAGAGGAAGATGGGGAAGAATGTTCAGTCGTCTTGGTACCACTATGGATGATGATGTTAGAAAAGAGTTTGCTCCTTTGTTCGCTAAAAAGTTCAAAGATTATTTAGGCTCCACTTATGAAATATTCCAAAATAAATCTCTACTACCTTTAATGAGATATAAGCCAACACAAGAATCCTTAGATAAAGTTATAAAAATATTTCAAGATTCAGCAGAGGATGCAGGGAAACCTATTACAAGAGAACAAGCAGAGTTCTACGCGAACCAAGTAGTAGAGACAGCTAAACTTCCAAGAGACTTAGCTACCTCTGGAGAAAAAACATCAGGTATATATTTCAATGCTCCTGACTTTTTTGCAAACAGAACTACCCTTAGCGAAATAGAAGGAAGAGGAACAGTTGCCCTTGAAGATTTAATTAATACTGACAAAAAAGCTTTTGGAGAACTGTTTGGTAAAGTTAGCGATCCAATGCAAACTATGCTAACTGGAACAAACAGACTTTCTCTAATTGCTAGACGTAATCAATTCTTTAATGAGTTGTTAAAGTCAGACGAATTGATGACCGCGGAACGCGCTAAATTCTTAGCAGAAAATCCTGGAGGAGTTACACCTAATACTATGAGAGGATTCTTTAGGGAAACAGAAAGAGAAGCAGTAGAAGCGTTTGGTCAAAATATTAAACAGATAGACATAGACCCAAGCAGAACTATTGAAGCAGGTATAACTAATCCTTTAAATGGCAAGTACGCTGAAAAAGGAGTAGCGGAAGCTATAGAAGAGTCTTCTATGATAGCTAGAGATAAATCAACACTGCAACAATTGTATGATAGTTTTGTTTTATATCCTAAAGCTACTTCACAAATGGCTAAAACAATTTTAAGTCCAGTTACTCATGTTAGAAACTTTATATCTGCAGGAGCATTTGCTTCTTCTAATGGTTTGTTCTTACAATCTCCAGATGAAATAGCTGCAGCTATGAAAGATGCTTTCAAAGCTTTACAGATACCTGGATCAAGAATGGCCAATGATGAATACAGGAAACTATTATCACTAGGTGTTGTTAATAGTAACGTTCGTCTTGGTGATCTAACTAAACTACTTAAGGATACTAACTTCGGTGAAACAGTTAACTCTAGAAAAGCGTTACGCGGTTTAATGCAACCATTATCTAAAGCTAAAAAATGGACAGAGGACATGTACACTGCTGAGGATGACTTCTGGAAAATAACTTCTTATGCTTTAGAGCGTCAACGTTTAAATAAAGCATACTCAAAGTATGGTATTAACAAAACTATAGATGAACTAGACGAAGAAGCTGCTGATATAATTAGAAATCAAATACCTAACTATGACATGGTTAATGACTTTATTAGAGCAACAAGAAAACTTCCTCTAGGAAACTTTGTATCTTTCCCTGCTGAGATTATGAGAACTACAGCTAATATTTTACAAAGAGGTTTGAAAGAAGTTAATCTAGCTCATACGTTAGATGATGGACGTATAGTTCATCCACTTAGAAACATAGGATATAAAAGATTGTTTGGTTTGGGTACTACTGTTGTAGCTATTCCTTATGGTACAGTTGAAGCTGCTAAAGCAATCTATGATGTGTCTGAAGATGAAATGAAAGCTCTTAGAAGATTTGTTCCTGACTGGTCTAAGAACTCTACGCTTGTACCAATAAAAGATAAAGACACGGGTGAACTTAAGTATATAGATTTTTCTCACGCTAATGCATACGACACAATGATTAGACCAATCACTGCTTTATACACAGGAATACAAAGAGGGATGGATGAAGGAGAAATAGGAAGAGAAGTTATGAAAGGTATGTGGGAAGGTACTAAAGAAACTTTATCTCCATTCGTTAGTGAATCAATCTGGACTACAGCTATATCAGACATATTTTTAAGAGGTGGTCGTACTAGAGAAGGTAATAGATTATGGACAGATGAGACCCCTTGGGGAGAGAGAATGAATAAAGCTGTAATGCATGCAGCTAAGACTCAATTCCCTGGATCAATTGAAACTTTCAAAAGAATGGACTTAGCTATTGAGCCAGTAGATATAATTATGAAAGGTAAGTATGATAAATACGGTCAAGCATTCGAATTGGGAGATGAATTACTAGGTTTTGCTGGGATGAGAGCTGTTAAAGTTGATCCTCTTAGAGCAATGAAATTTAAAATTGCAGACTTTAGAACAGGTATTAACAATGCACGTAGAGAATTTACATCACCTCTACTTAGAGGTGGACCAGTTACTCCTGAACAAATAGTAGATAGATATAAAGTAGCAAGTGAAGCTTTATATAGAGTACAAGAAAAGATGCACAGAGATTACATGGCAGCACTAACTCTTGGTACTGGTGTAGAAGATTTAGATCTACAGTTTGCTGACAGGGTTTCTAATGTTCAACTAGACTCTATTAAGCGTGGTTTTTTCAAACCTTTTGTACCATCAGAAAATATTGAAAAAGCCTTTAGAGAAAATGCTATAGCTATAGGAGATGCTGATCCATATAGGAGAGCTAAAGGATTAATAGAAAGATTAATCAAACTTTATGATGGCATGCCTCTCGGTCTAAGACTACCAGAGGTTAATAATCCATTTAAAACAAGCGGCATAGGAGATCTTCCTGTAATGGGCTCACCTGCTTTCCAAGGTCTTATGAATTCACCAGCAACAACAGCCTCAATGACTGCTGGGATACCTAATGTACAGCAGCAACAGCAAACAGCCATGGCAGGCCAGCAAGTATTTGGTCCTAATGATTCAATATTTGGAGTAGGATAATGCCTATACAACCTAAGACACAAAGAGAACACATTATAGCGTTGCATGGTCATATAACAGGTGTTAAAAAAGACATAACCAACGTCAAGGAGAATCACCTCAAGCACATGAAGGAACAGATTCAAGATTTGGGCGGTAAGATAGACAAGATCTATTGGGTTGTTTTGACTACGGTGGGGGCCGTTGGTCTAGTAATTATAGAAGCTTTATTAAATAGAATGGGAATGTAATATGAAACTATCAAATAACTTTTCGTTAGCAGAGCTAACAAAATCTCAAACAGCGATCCGTAAGAACATTAGTAATGAACCGGGGACCGCGGAGATTAATAATCTTATTCACCTAGCGGAGGCCGTCCTACAACCAGTGCGCGAGCACTTTGGTAAACCGGTCATGATATCCTCAGGCTATCGCAGCCCAGAGTTGTGCGAGGCTATCGGCTCTTCGTCTAAGTCACAACATGCCAAGGGTGAGGCAGCAGACTTCGAGATTGGTGGAGTTGATAATAAAGAACTTGCAACTTGGATTAGTAAAAATTGTGATTTTGATCAGTTAATATTAGAGTTCTATGATGGTGTTGACCCCAACTCTGGTTGGGTGCATTGCTCAGCGAAAAGAGGACCAGAAACAGGGCGCAAACAAGTACTGCAAGCGAAGAAGATAGAAGGACGAACAGCATACGAGCCGGTAATTCTTTAGATCCAATCTTTAAGTTCTTCACCCATAATTTCATTAGCGATATCTATTTTTTTCCTTAATGCTTTAACTATTTTCTCATCTATAGTCTCTTCTGCTATCAAGTCAACATAGGTAACACTGCCAGTCTGGCCGATACGATGTGCTCGGTCCTCAGATTGTAATCTTTTTTCTAGATCATAATTGTTAGAATAATAAATTACAGTGTTCGCTGCCGTTAGGGTAATTCCATACCCTCCGGTTTGGGTGTTTCCTACGAAATAGCGCGTAGGGCTGTTTTTCTCTTGAAATAGAGCAATGTTCTCCTGGCGGAGGGTAGGGTCCACCCCACCGTGATATTCGACTGTGGAGTCATCTCCGTGCCTTTTTTTCAGAGTATCCACTATATTTTTTATGTCCTGCCTGTAATTTGCCCAGATGATAACTTTACCATCAGTTTCTTCAAGCAAGTCTAATAAAGTATCAACTCTGTTGTTATCTAATAAAGTAACTGAGTCATCGTCAGCTTTAAAATGACCGCAAGTAACTTGATGGAGCCTCATCATCTGAGTAATCACATTCATAGTTGACATCATCTTATCATCAAGCATAGCTAGAGCTGTTTGTCTTAACTGATTATAAACTTTCTTCTGCTCTGCTGTTAATTGAACATGTCTTTTAGTGAATACTTTCTCTGGAAGATCTAAGCATTCTTCTTTAAGTACACGATAAGAAAATTTATCTAGTAGCGTGGTCAGTTCTCCGAGATTTCTATAGCTACCTACTAATTGTACTCTACGTCCACCGAAATTTCTTTCAATCATATTGGCATACCTAGTACGAAACGAGTAGTAAGACTGTTGGTTTAGATGGAAAGGATCCAAGAACTTACACTGGCTGTATAAGTCAAGGGGCGACTTTGTAACTGGAGAGCCGGTTAAAATTCTACGATACTTCGCTAGATTCCCTATTTTTAAAATATTTTTTGTGCGTTTTGCTGTCGGATTCTTGATCGTCGTAGATTCATCAATTCCTATCAAAGCTCTTCCAACGAATATGTTAAGGAAAGAATGTGCAAAGTCCAGTCCTTTCTCTGTAGAAAATGCTTCTACGTTCATTATCAATATCTTAAGATCACCTTTGTCATCAAATAAAGTATCAAGCTCGTACTGTTTTTTCTTTGTTAAACTCGCTTCCCACAAAACCTTAGTATATTCAACGTGTTCGGGCATGTGTGTAGGGAACTCTATTTGATCCCAGTTTTTGTACACTCCCTTAGGAGCCACGATTAGCGCACCGCGGATCGCGCCTCTGTCATATAACATAGCAATGTTGTCAACTAAAACTTTTGATTTTCCTGTACCCATTTCCATAAACAAAGCATATGTTTTCTGGGCCCAAGACTTCTCTAAGGCTTTGATTTGATGGTCATAAGGCTTAGTTTTAAACCTGTAATCTTTTATCATAATTTATTTTACTTTCTTAGTTGACAAATATATATTCATTCATTATATAAATGTCAATAAAAGAAAGTTGAATTATGAGAAATAAATTATTTGAATTGTACAGACCTAAACAATTGGCGGAGTTCCTTACCTTTATTAAGTATAATCCTGATGAAACGTTTGTGTATGTACTACAACACCCACCCCAAAATATTAATATATTGGCTGCATCTGACTTTGGTTACTTAGTTATTTGTTTACCGGAAAATTCACAGTTACAATTTAGTCCTGCACCTTTTATCCACAAGATGAGAAAAAACTTAAGAGATTTTAAAGAAAAAGATTACATACTTTGTACAGGTGATCCTGCTATTATTGGTTTATCTACTGCTATTGTAAGTGATATTACACAAGGTAGATTTAATTTATTGAAGTGGGACAGACAAGAAAGAAGATATTATCCATTAACATTTAATTTATATGACAAGGAGACAGACTAATGCCTACACTTACAATACAAGATATGGAACAAGACAAGCAGGAAGTAATAGAGAAAACAGATATTCAGCAACTATCCGGCTACTGTTTAGAACTCCAAGCTTTAGAAGATGATATAGCTGCTAAAGAAGAGGAGCTAAAGAAACAAAAAGAACAAGCGGATAAGATTGCATCAGAGATTATACCTACCATGCTCGCAGAGCAGGGGTTATCGTCTTTGAAATTAGCTGACGGAAGCGCTGTAGAGGTTGGTAAATCCTACAGCTGTACTGTTAAAAAAGATAACATAGAGTCAGCGTACAAATGGCTTCGAGAAAACGGACTGGGGGATCTTATTAAAAATGAGATTTCTGTACAGTTTGGTAAAGGCGAAGATAACAAGGCTGAGCAATTGCTCGACCTTGCAGTGTCTAATGGTTATGAGCCTCAACAAAAATCAAAGGTTGAGCCTATGACTTTAAAGGCACTTTATAGGGAGCGTATCGAGGCCGGCCTCGATATGCCCTCTGATTCTTTTCATTTATTTGTTAAGGATAAAACTAAAATCAGCCGGAAAAAATGAATCATGAAACAAGGAGAATGAACCATGAACGAAGTAACGAAAAAAGCTAAGACAGACGTAGCTCTAACGAGCATGTTTGAAGAAGACAAGCAGGTAGGCACTGAGGGAATGGATCGCGAAGATTTTGCGATGCCATTTCTAAGAGTGTTAGGCCAGCTATCACCCGAGATAAATAAACGGGACGCCAAATATGTTGAAGGCGCTGAACCCGGTATGATATTTAATACCGTGACTAAGCAGACATATGATGGTGAGAAGGGACTTAATGTAATTCCTTGCGGTTACAAAAGGGATTATGTTGAGTGGCAGGATAGGGGTGAAGGCCTATCCTCTCCGGTTACTACTCACCCTGCGAGTAGTGGCATTCTTAGACAAGCAACAAGAGACGGAAGCAATAAAGATAGATTACCTAATGGTAATTATCTTGAGAACACTGCTTCTTATTTTGTTATTGCAGAGGATGGATCCAAAGCATTGATAACTATGAAATCTACTCAGCTAAAAGTTAGTAGAAACTGGAACTCGATGATGGATAGCATAAGCTTAAAAGGTAGTGATGGTAATTCATTTACACCACCTATCTTTAGTCACGTGTATAACCTTAGCACTGTTCAACAATCAAATGACAAGGGAACTTGGTTTGGTTGGAGTGTTAAAAAGGTAGGTCCTGTAACAGATAAGTCTGTTTACGAGAACTGCAAAGAGTTTCACTCTTCGGTCGGAGACCTTAAAGTGAATCACGGTGGAACGGAACCAAAAAAAGTAGAGTCTGATGAAAAATTAGACGATAAGGTACCATTCTAAACTGTGAAATTGAGGCCTATCAAGTAACTCCCCCAGTTGATAGGCCTCTCCAATATATAAGAAAGAAGGATAAATGGAAGAAGATTTTAAAAGAACGTGTCAAGGTTGCGGCAATGAGTTTGACATAACTAAATATCAAAAGAAAAAAAGATTCTGTTCTGGACGTTGTACGAACGGATGGTATAGTAAGACTAACGATAAATATAGAAAGAAGAAGAAGTGAAAAAGTTTAAGGAAATTTTTGAAGGTAACAATAGTGTACATGGAGTAATGACCATAGGTGCTCCTGCGGCTGCAGGAGAGAAACAAGAAGCTACATGTAGAATGCCTAGTGAACCTGTTACAGATAAGATGTGGACAGAACACTTAGAAGGCAAAGAACCTTCCTTAGGTGTGGTGCCTATTAATGAAGAGAATATGTGTAAGTGGGGCTGTATTGATGTAGATGTATACGACACATTAAATCACCAGTCTCTTATGAGAGAGATAAAAGGCAGAGGATACCCTTTAATAACTTTTAGATCTAAGTCAGGCGGCGCACATCTATTTTTATTTGCCAAAGAATTTATACCTGCTGTACTCATGCAGTCTAAATTAAAAGAGATTGCAGAAGATCTTGGGTATGGAGGAGTAGAAGTTTTTCCTAAACAAACAGAATTATTAATGGATCAGGGAGACAAGGGTAGTTTTTTAAATCTTCCTTATCATGGTGGAGATACAAGTCTTCGTTATGCACATAAATCGGGTGGTGAGTCTGCTACCTTAGAGGATTTCTATTCAATGTATGATGAATGGGCACAGACAAAAGAACAAATTGAATCTATAAAAATAAAACCTAAAGCAAAAGAAGAGGAGGCATTTCCAGATGGTCCTCCTTGTTTAAATAAATTAGCAAAGGAAGGGTTTACTCAGGGCTCTAGGAACAATGCTTTATATAGTATTGGTGTCTATAGAAAGAAAGCAAATCCAGATAACTGGCAAGACATGATGGATGCAGATAATACAAAATATATTGTTCCTCCGTTACCATCTCAAGAGGTTGTTGCTTTGCAGAAGTCTGTAGCAAAAAAAGATTATAAGTACAAATGTAAAGAGGCCCCACTACAACCCGTATGTGATTCCCGTAAATGTAGTAAGTGTCCGTTTGGAGTAGGTTATGGTGAAACAGATATACAACTACCAGAGTTTAAAGACTTAACTAAAATATGTTCTGATCCTCCACAGTATTTTTTAAACGTAGATGATAAGAGAATAAAACTAACAGGTGAACAACTTCTTGAACCTAGATTATTTAAACTAGAAGTATTTAAACAAGCTAACATTGCAATAGCTAAGATGCCTACGATGGAGAAATGGATATCTGAAAACGTTACTCCTCTCTCTGCTCCTGGTGTCATAAGAGAAATAAAAGCAATAGAATCTATGTCTTCTAGTTATCAGTTAAAGGAGCATCTATTTGAATTCACAAGGAATATTCAGACAGGGAAAAACTTGGATGATATTTCAAATCACGTCGCCTACACAGACGAAGAGAAAAAGTTGACTTATTTTTTAGCTAAAGATTTTACTGATCACCTTAAAAGAAGTGGTTGGGTAGAAGGTAAAACTAATACTTCAAACTTATTATCTACTTTAGATATATATGTAGATGAGAAAAGAATGCAGATAAGAACTAGCTCCAGAGCTGTAATTATTATTAAGGCATTCAAAACATTAGAAATTAAATCAAGCAAGGTAAACTATGACAACAGCCCTTTCTAATCAATACGTTCACATAGCCAAGGTAAGAGATTGGATGGAAGATCGTGGAATACCGCGCGGTTTTGAACAAGATACATTAAGACGCAAAATTCGGCACGGCACATTCATAGTCCCATATATTCGTATAGGAAATACTCCTTACTTTTTAGAGCAAGGACTAATTAATTGGTTAGAAGACAACACTAAATGAGCCCTTTTGAGTACATTATTTTTCTTTTGACTTTTTTTGTAATTTATACGAATGTTTATTTAATATATATAATATGAAAGAAGACTAAATGAATAAATTTTGGATAGGCCCTCCGGGCACTGGTAAAACTACTACACTAATTGAGCAGGTAGAAAAATATATAGCAGACGGAATAGACCCGTGCGATATAGCTTATATTTCTTTTACTAAAGTTGCTGCGAACGAAGCAAAGACAAGAGCAATTAAAACATTCCCACAGTTTAAAAATTCACCGAGAGCATTTGAAAACTTTAGGACTCTACACTCTCTTGCGCACGCACAATGTCCTGATGTAAGAGAAAATACTATGCAAGCGGGTGACTATGCTGACCTTGGAAAAATGGTTAATTTTAATCTAGAAGCAAAATACAATACATGGGAAAACCCTTATGACCATGATGGTAAATTACTAAACAGAAAAAATCCTTACTTGTTTTTAGTTAATCTTGCTGCTTGTCGTAAACAAACTATCGAAGAAGCTTTTGACTCACACACAGACACCAGAATTAAAAGAGACATTACTTATCTATTAGACGAACACTATAAAAAATTTAAAAGAGACAGAGGTTTATACGACTACAATGATTATCTAATTGAGTTTGCAAAAAAGGATACATTCCCTACTTACAAAGTTTTAATTATAGATGAAGCCCAGGACTTAAGTAATATACAATGGGACTGTATAGAAAGACTTATGGAAAATGCAGGTGTTACACACATAGCAGGAGATGATGATCAAGCTATTTATGTTTGGGCGGGAGCCAACGTAGAAAAGTTTAGATCATTTGCTACAAGAGAAGGCTTTAAAACTGAGTTGTTAAAGCAGTCTTACAGAGTTCCTAGAAAGATGCACACACTAGCGGAAAGAATCATAGAAAAAGACTGGGAAAGAATACCTAAAGAGTATCTACCAGTGGACCGCGAAGGAAAAATAAAAAGAGCTTTTTCTTTTGGAGGTATCGTACCTCCGCTTAAGGAGTTCATAGATAATAATAATTCTAAGACAGTCTTAGTTCTCGCTGCTACTAATGCTATGTTAAAAGAACCCAGCGACGCTCTTAAAAGTGCAGGTATAAAATACGACAGCAGACATTCTACATCTATGAGTGAAGATAAAATTAACGCTATTGAAGACTGGGGTAGGTTCCTTGACGGACATGAACTTACAGGGGCTAAGATTAAAAATATATACGGTTATTTAAAAACTAATGTTAAGCGTGGTTATAAATCAGGAAAGAAAGCACCAGATGATTTAGAAAACTACACCTTAAAGGATTGTAAAGAGAAGTTTGGTTTGTTAACCGATGCTCCTTGGGATGAAGCTTTTTTAAAATTACCTGACGAAGATATTCAATTCATTAAAGGTATCTTAAACTCTGGTAGAAAACTTACCGATCCTTCTCAGGTTAGAGTGTCTACTATAAGTTCCATTAAAGGAGCAGAGGCAGATGTCGTAGTTCTTTTCAGCGATATATCTTGGGCAGAAAAAAATCATGGGGGAGCAGAGCGATATAGAAAATGGTATGTTGCAGTTACTAGAGCTAAATATGAATTAATTATAGTAGATCCAAAAAAATATGATCTATCTGCAAACTTAAATTACAGAGATTTATTGGAGGAATCTGCATGAAGAAAAAGAAACACGATCCGGTGAATCACCCATCGCATTATAATAAAGGTGATATTGGTTGCATTGATGCGATCAAAGCATGTCAAGGCTACGGCTTTAGATATTATTTACAAGGCTCAGCTATGAAATATATCTGGCGCCATGAATGGAAGAAAAAACCTATAGAAGATTTAGATAAAGCTATTTGGTTTTTAAATAAACTGAAAGAGCAATATAAATGAAACAAGGTAATTTATTCTTACCTGATACTAATTGGAATGCTCCCCAACAGTTACCAGACTTAACTAAAGCTACTAAGATAGCAATCGACTTAGAAACAAACGATCCAAACTTAACGAAGATGGGTCCAGGTGCCATTAGAGGCGATGGAAAAATCATTGGCATAGCTGTAGCGGTTGATGGTTGGAAAGGTTATCTACCTATCGGACATGTAGCAGGTAATATTGATCCAGGAATGGTTTGGAGATGGTTCGAGAAGAATGTAGTTAACACCGAGGCCACTAAGATATTTCATAATGCCATGTACGACGTATCGTGGATCGCGGCCCGCGGCTTTAAACTTAAAGGTAAGATCGTAGATACTATGATCGCGGCAAGTTTAATAAATGAAAACAGATTTAGTTTTACATTAGATTCAGTAGCTAAAGATTATATAAAGACAGGTAAAGATGAGAGTGTTTTAAGACAAGCTGCTAAAGCTTTTGGTGTTGATCCTAAGTCAGGTATGGCTGACTTACCTGCTATATATGTAGGTGATTATGCAGAGAGAGACGCGGAAGCTACTCTGAAACTTTGGGATGCATTACAAAAAGATATAAGTGATCAAGACCTAGAGGACATACTTAAACTAGAGACAGATTTATTTCCTATGTTAGTAGACATGACATTTAAAGGAGTTCGAGTAGACTTAGAAAGAGCAGCAGAAATTAAAAAAGATTTCATAACTAGAGAAAAGAAAATACTACATAACATTAAAGAGAAAACAGGAATTGACCTAGATATATGGGCGGCTTCTTCTATACAAAAATTATTTGATAAGCTTAAAATTGATTACGACAAGACTGAAAAAGGTGCTCCTAGTTTTACTAAAAACTTTATGAAGCATCATAGTAATGATCTAGTGGAAAGTATTGCAGTAGCTAGAGAGTTTAACAAAGCACACACAACATTTATAGATTCAATAGTTAAGCACGAACACAAAGGACGTATTCATGCTAACATTAATCAACTAAGATCAGATGCAGGTGGTACTGTAACAGGGAGGTTTAGTTATGCTAACCCTAACTTACAACAGATACCTGCTAAACATAAAGTTATAGGTCCTATGATTAGATCTATCTTCCTTCCAGAAGAAGGATGTAAATGGGGGTGCTTTGACTACGCTCAACAAGAGCCTAGAATATTAGTACACTTTGCGCATGCATACACACCACCTATACCTGGTGTAGAAGAAATCGTAGAGAAGTATCACAAGGGGGAAGCAGACTTCCACCAGATGGTAGCAGACATGGCAAACATTGAACGTAAACAAGCTAAGACAATCAATCTTGGTATGATGTATGGAATGGGTAAGAATAAATTAATGGGTGAGTTAGGTTCAACTAAAGAAGAAGCAGAAAATATTTGGAAGACTTATAAACAGATGGTTCCTTTTGTGCATGAGTTAAGTAGAAAAGTTTCTCAAAGAGCAAACAATAAAGGGAAGATAAGAACTTTAGCAGGACGGCTGTGTCATTTTGATATGTGGGAACCGCATGGATTTAATGTAGGTAAACCATTAACATATGAAGATGCTTTAAGTGAGTATGGTCCTGGTATGACTAAACGCGCGTTCACGTACAAAGCTTTGAACAAGTTGATCCAAGGATCAGCTGCGGACATGACAAAAAAAGCTATGTTGGCCTTGTACAGAGAGGGGGTGATTCCCCATATACAAATACATGATGAACTTGATATATCAGTTGAAAGCGTACAGCACGCAGAGAAAATTGTTAAGCTTATGGAAGAAGCGATTGAGCTACAAGTGCCAAACAAAATAGATTACGAGGAAGGAGATACTTGGGGTGACATACACGGATAAAGATCCAGTAGAAATTACTCTTGGTGTTTGTGAAAGCTGCAGTGCTTACGTTCCTTTTATTCGTTTAGTTACTGGTGATGAAAAAAGAATCTATCAGTGCTTAACGTGCAAGGCTAGACACACTCAACACATCAACGGTAAAGTTACATTTAATTATTTAGAAGATGGCTACACAATCAAAAGACATTAGTCACAAACATAAATCACAACTCGGTATTCGTAATGAATTAAAAGCTGCGATGAAATTTCTAAATAAACCAGACACTCATGTTTATTACGAGTTAGGTGGTCGCGGTCCGGCTGATTTAATTGTCGTGAATAGCGAAACGGGGACCGTGGATTTGTACGACGTCAAATCAAAATGCTATAGAAAAGACGGTTCGCTAATAAATAGGGTAAAAAACAAATCAGCTAAAAATTTAGACGTAAAAATTATATACGTCTAACTATTTGTTTTTAAAAGAAAAATGCCGGTAACTAAGAAAAGTTACCGACATATGAAGGTGAGAAGATTATTTCATAATAATTTAAAATAAACTCTTGTCAAATATAATAATTACCCTATATAGTCCCATAGAATATGTTAACAAAAGGAGAAAATAACATGCCTGATATAAGTAGATTTAAATCAGTAAGTGTATCAACCGATACACACCAAAAATTAACTAATATGGCTGCAAAGAAATTTGGGGTTGCTGTTAGTGTACAAAAAGTAATAGACTATTTAATAGAGAAAGAATTGAAGAAAAAAAATGGTAGATCTAACGGGAAAGCACGACGTTAAAGCTATCTGCCCTCGTTGTGATGGCAATGGCTTTATTAGAGTTGTAAGTACACCAGACTTGGTAGAACACGATTGTCCTCAATGTGATAGTCAAGGCGAAGTAGCACTGCCCGCCGAGAACTGTCGTCTAAACGTAGAAGGTGGAGTTGAGGCTCGCGGCAAAAAATCTAAAGAGTGTATATGAGTTGTAAAGAAGCTAAACTTATAAAAAGAAAAGTAGAAAATTTTATTTCAAAAGACATAGCGCAGTTATTTGATGATTATGCTTATTTGATAGCTTATAAAGACGCAATATTTTCACCAGGAGGAAGAGGTATTATAACTAAACACGAAGACTTCTGCGGTCATTGTATAGACATACAAGGAACTAATGAACCTCTGGCAAAAGCTATGTTAAAACTGTGTCATAAAAGAATGGAAGAGATAACAGGGCAGAAACTAGAAAGAATTAGAAGTTTTTATAGGATATATGCAGAAGGATCTTATTTAAAACCCCATATGGACGACGAAGAACTAGAGTATTCAGTTACTATTAATATGGGAAGTAAAGGTCCTGCGGGTTATTGTTGGCCTATATATATTGAAGAATTAGACGGCGAACGGGAGGATATATTATTATACCCAACCGACGCTCTAATTTATAATGGTTCTAAATTACGACACGGGAGAGAGGAATTTTTAGGGCTGTACCAAACACAATTATTTTTACATTATAAGGAAAAAACATAATGGGTGATTATTTATTATTTTTGAATAGAATAGAGAAATTGCGTCGAATGGTAGCAACAGCTCCGGAAGGCGCTAGGCCTATATGGCAAAAACACTTAGATAATTTATTAGATAAAAGATCGGAGGTAGCACATGAAAGACTTCAAGATTCAGCTAGAAGCGTACACTAGTAATCTTATAGTGTGGACTATTTTACTGATTACAATGGCATTAATGATTGCAAATATCTTAACTATCTTTAATATGATGGCTGTAGTCGAAACAATGTGGGTGGAGATAGAACAGATAAAGGAGACTAATATTGGTCTTTATCAGTTTATAGAGGCACACAAGGATGACTTTAATTAAGGAAAATAATAAGGTGAGAACAGAACTTCCTAATAGGATGCGCAGTACAACTTTCACTCTTCCGGTAGATGATCGGAAGGTGATAGGTATTGTTAATTACACTGT